GAGATATATATTGACGATGGCAGCGATAAGAAAGTGTTTGCCTGGTTAGTCGGGTGTAATTGTTGCACAAGACATCAAGAAAATCGTCCTTCCGTATATGCTTATGACGAAGACGTAGACAATAGAGTTATGTCTGCGTCAGAAGAAGAGGCGTTGAGAACTCTTACTACAAATGAATATATTGATTGGCGACGTGCTAACACTCGTCGTCGCCAAGATGATAGAAATTTTTGCGGTTGCTCTTGCCGTCATGAAATCCGCGCAATCATTCGTCGCATTGCGAATCCTAAATAAATCAATAAATAAATAAATCAATAAATAAATAAATCAATAAATAAATAAATCAATAAATTTAAAAATTGAAATTTTTTATTTATTTATATAATATCACATAACCCACATATGACTACTATCTGCGTCTGCGTTCCAAGCGTCCGTCTTTATTCTTGCATGGACTACAATTTTGTGAAGCAGCTATTTGAATATTATTATGGAGAAGGCTGCGTTGAATATATAGATTTTTGTCCAAAAATGAGACATGGCACAATGATGCATACGCTCTTCATACATCTAGATTGTAAATCTAGTCCAGCAGCAATGTCTATGCGTGAACATCTAAATAAGGGAAATTATATTCTATTGAATGGAGTGTTTGATGACGTTGAAAATGGTGTCAAGGTAGTGAAAAAACACGTATGGAAGTGTGTAAAGTCTCGTATAAACGCAAAAAAACAACTAGCATATGCTAAAGCACGCGCATGGTCAAATCAACTCTGCGAAGAACAACGCATTCGCGAAGAGAAGCGCGGTATTGAAGAAATAGTATTGCTTCTTCCGGCGCCCAGAAATCTAGAAAAACTAGAAGAACTTCTTAGTGGAACCGCAAAATATGCGGAATTGTGCAAAGGTGCTCTAACTGAAGCAATTGCCTTGGCAAAAACAAAAGCAGCGCCAAGCGACAATCCATGGGAGTATGATTTGGCAAACTCGACTAAGCGAGTAGTATTAGAAAATCGTATGGAATGGTTCATGCTTAACCATAAAAGTCTCCAAAAGACTCTTGACACTGCTGCTGAACAGGTTAAATATATAAAATATCTCCAAGAAAGCATTACATCGCAGAGTAAAGAATAAACTAACCTCCTTAAAATCTATCAACTCGTCCTAATTTATATTTTTTTCTTCGAGCTTTTATTAGTTGTTTTTTAGTAAGCTCGGCGTGCGTTTTTGGAGTTTTTTTTGTAACTCGCAAACTTGGTCTATAGATATCATTTTTATATTTATAACCAGTTTCACCTCGCTGATTGACCCATTTTTCTTTAAACCAACGACTCAATCCTTTTTTATAAGTTTTTTTGCCATAATACGGGGATTTGGTTGGTCCATATTTTATCGAAAATTGTTTTTTATATTCTTTTACTAAAATACCGCTTCTATATGCGCTGTGTTTGGGATATAATGCGTATATTTTTTTCTTTGTTTTATTGTATAATTCAGAATCAACTGGTTCCATATAATATAATATATCAAAATTATATTATAATAAATAGTTATCACATGGTATCAAAGTTATGATTTAGCAAGGCCAATTACTCCGCATGCCAAACGCGCGCCGGCATTGCCTGTAATAAGTGATTCTGGATTATTGGCGCGTCCTAAATCATCTTTATCTTTGTGAATAATAACACTTCTTCCAATTATAGATTTTTTGCTGTTTTTATTTAGAGTTAGAACGTTTGTTGATATTTTTTTGGTGCCGCGCGCATTATTTTTTTTATTAAAAATATTTCCTAAATCGCCATTGTGTTTTTGACTACGAGTTGGTCCGCCATGAATATTTTTTTTATAAGTTGTAAAGTGCGGACCGGCGGTTTTACAACCTTCTGATAAATCACCATATTCGTGAATATGAAATCCATGATAGCCTTTTGGTAGGTTTTCAATATTGTAGTTAATATATAACTTATTCTTTTTTTGTGTGAAACGAACAATTCCTTTAACCTTATTGTTCTTAGAAAAATGTTTATCTGGGTATAATATGGCAACTGCGCGTTTAGTTTTTTTAGTTTTCATTATATATCTATCTATCTATATATATAGTATATATATATATAGTATAGATTGTATATAATTAGTCTTTTTCTCCTATTTAAAGAAATATTTAACTTTAAATATTCATAACGACTAAAACTAAAAAACTAAAACTTTTGGTTTAAAAATTACGATTTAAATCCCCAAGTCATCCACCGCACATTTTTTTAGTGCAATTTTTTTTAGTTTTATATTTTTTAGTGCAACCATCTTTATTATATCCCATTTTATCTTTTTGTTGGTTAATCTTATATTTTTTAATAAGATAATTAATATCACTTGTTACAGCATCACATTGTTCTTTTGTTAACTTATTTTTTTTTGCCGCAGATTGTAGTGAGACTAACATAGTATAAGAAGATAATGCGTAAAAATATTTTATTTGTTCAATTGGTGTCTTTTTCACCAGTTCTGGTAAAGTATTCATATTTTTTTTTGCTAGTTTAAGACCTGTTTTATATTTTTTAACCTGTTCATTGATAAAATTAACAATCGCAGCAACTCGTTTTTTCTGCGGGTCAGTTATATTATAATTAATTCTACTAAACACTAAATTACGCACATCACTAAAACTCATATTTGTTTTTTCATCCATATTAATATATATATATTATATGCATAGAAAATAATATATATTTTTTATAAATGATAATTAAGATAATTAAATTGATTTAAAATTAATTTTATTATCATTACTATAGTTTATAAATTTAATGAGATGGATCTATATATTAAAATGTAGTGATGATTATTATTATGTTGGTGAAACGAATCGTTTATATAGACGATTTTGGGAGCATCAACAAGGTAATGGCGGCATAAATACATCTATTAATATACCAGAATCAATTGTAGCAATTTATAAAGTATCTACATTATGTAATTTTTTTGAATATAATAATATTGTAGTAAATAAAATTTGTAATATATATTTTAATCGAAGTGATACATTATTGGAAAACTTTAATAATAGTGATGATAATGATGAAACTGATTATTTATTTGCTGAAAACAATATTACAGAATGTTTAATGTTACATAATAAAAATAATTGGAAAAAAATAAGAGGAGGCAAATATACTCGCTTAGATATTGAATATATTTTTCCTATAAATGAGTATATAAAAAATTTACCTTTATGTAATTGTGGATTACCTTGTGATATAAAAAAAAATGAAGAAGATAACTATTTATATTTTAGATGTGCTAAAAAAAATATGTGGTATAATATGAAAGAACACTTTGAATTAGATGTAGAAGATGAACCTTGTAAATATTTTATGAAATATACAAAAGATATTGAATATAAAATACAGTATGAACAAAAGAAAAAATATATAAGTGATCTAGTTAATAAATCATATTGGTTAAAACAATTGGTTGGCGGGCAGTATGAATTTTGTATTGGTGGTTGTGGGAAAGAATATGATGAAAATAATACTGTCCGCTATTCACGAAAGTCAATAAATTTATGTTTTGATTGTTTAATAAATAAAAACGATGAATTATCAAAAAAATATAAAAGTAACAATATTTTAAAAGGCAAATGTTTAATTTCTTTTTAAATGTTAAGAATAAACTTTATCCTTTCTTTGTTTTAAATTTTCGGTCACAAACAGTTTTATCATAATTACGCATATTTCTTTCAGTAAAATTATATTTTTTTATAAGATATTCAATATCATTTTTTAAATTATAGCATTGTTCTTTATCTATATTAAATCGTCTTGGCATTTTATACACAATCCCTAACATTATATACGCATTATGTGCTTGCCAATATTTCATTGATTCTATAGTTGGTTTTGTCTTGTGTCTCTCATTTCTTTTTTTTGTTTCTTTTTTCGTTTCTTTGTTAATAAAATTAATCAGTGATTGAATGCGTTGTTTTTCAGGGTCACTAGGATTGTATTTAATCTTTTTCATCCATTTTGCAAACATATTATTTTTATAATATAAATTTTTATCATTTTTATCATTTTTATCATTTTTATTACTCATTGTATATATTTTAGCAATAATAAAATATTTTTTTAATTTTATATTTATATTTTATAAAAAATATTTATATTATAATATATATATATAAAAATGACTTGCGGAAATACTAATGGTGGCAATGGAGGCAATGGTAGCAATGGAGGCGGTAAGAACTATAAAGCACCAAATAGTAATGATAAATGGAGATTTTCGATTATGGGCGGTTTAATTGTATTATTGATATTTAATAATTATACATTTCAGTTAACAAATAGTATTTTTGGAAATATATTAACTAAAAGAAACTGTCCAACTTTATTTGGTTATGTTTTACATACATTTGTTTATATTCTACTTGTAAGATTATCAATGGGATATTAAGTTTTATATTTATAAAATCTATAATAATAAATTGTAAAAGTAATTGTTAAATATAATTTAGCAGCGATTAAACTCATATTGTAACGATTTTTTGAATTTAATTCAATATTCTTATATTCTAATAGTGGGTCAATGAATGTAAT